ACCAAATTGAGCAATTCATTTGTCGGACGCAACTTACCAGACGTATCGGTGACACTGATGCCTAGTGCCTCAAACGACCGCAGACCGGTGCCGATGCCGGTGCTGGCTTCAGATATAGATCGGTTAAAGCGTGTCAGACCTTTTTCTAATTCTTCGGCTGACGCGCCTGTTTGACCGGCGGCAAATTGTAACGATTGCAGTTCATTGACCGTCATACCAAGGCGGCTTGACGCTTTGGCCAGATCGTCTATTTGACCGGCCATAATCTTCAGACCCGCACCGACCCCAAGTGCCACCAGTGCACCTTGCACGCTCATTATAGAGCGTCTGACGCGGCCTAGTCCGGCGGCAACAGCGCGGAAACCTTTTTGTGTTTTGTCGATGGCTCTTATAGTAAAGCTAAGATTTTCTTGCGCCATCTTCTATCACCTTAAAGTAAGCGAACCATTCGTTTAATTCACTCAGCGTTAATTCTTCGATCTCGCCTTGTGTCTTGTGCAAGCGATCCGCTAAGGCCATCATATTTAGCCGAAGCGGATCTTGCTTTAGTTTTTTTCAGCGTCCTCAACTGTATCAACATCGCCAAACATCTTGCCAGCAATGTCACTGATCAAAGCCACGCTTTCTTTGTAAAGATACATCTTATCTTCTAACGTGAATAGACGCTTGCCATCAACATCTTCAGCTTTTGCAATAATCAGATCAATCATACCCGTGATCGTCATATTGCTCAGAAAATCTTTGTGTTTTCTTTGTAGCTTGTCGATGTCTCCGGCGGTAATGGGGCCACAGTATATGATCAACGCATTGCCATCTTCGCCCCACTCTACAACTTCGATCTGCTTTCGCTGCAACGCACGCCGCGCTGCTATCTGCTCTCCCAGCCCCATTATTTACCCCTATGATACGGTTGTTTCAGTCAGACCGCCGCTACCTTGGAAGCTGTATGTAGCGGTCACGATACCGTCAGACGTTACACCGATTGACCGGCTTGTGACAATAGCTGAACCAGTCAGCTTGTGATCGCCGCTTGTGTTACCTTCCATCTGCAAGTTAAGCGTGATGCTATCACCGGCTGTGCAGTTATTTTGCGCGGTATCAGTATCGTCAAAATATGTTTCAACGGTTCCGCTGAAATCGGTGAATGATGCCTTATATGATTTGGCAGTGTCACCCATAGCAGTGTCTTCAATTGTATCCGCTGTTTCATCTACTGAAAAGCTGATAACTTCAGCCATTGCGTCTGTGCCGATAAGAACGACACCATCGTTGCCTTTAAAAGTTGCCATCGGTTTGTCTCCTTAAGCGGCAGTTTCAACGTCATTTTCAACGGTGCGATATTCCACCGTCACTGTAAACCGACCCACAGCTACCGGCTGTTCACCGTCACCCGCAAAATCAGCTTCAAACGCGGTGATCTGTGCATCTTTAGCCAGATTACCAAGCGTTATATCAGCGGCAATGGCCTCTTCGACCTCAACCGCAATTGTGTCTAGCGTGTTGTCATAATTTGACACGCCTTTGACGTATGCCTCAACAGCAACGTCCAAAACCCTGTTCACAGAACGTGGCAAGCCGATTGTATCATATTCGCTTGTCTCGCTCTTGGTGTATATGCACAGTGCTGGCAGATTTGTTTCTTCCAGCGGAAATATTCGGCTGCGAAATACATTGCTGCCCGTTGTTGTCAGCCCTGTCAGCGTGGTCACGATGTCATCGCGTATCTGTTGTCTAACGTGGCTCATTGCTTTTCCAATACCAGTGTCGTCATACCAGTGCCGTCATCTTGAACGATGCGGATGGTGTAGCCAGTGGCGTCAATCGTAATCGTGTCGCCTTCAGCGGCTGCGGATACATCTGCGGTGCGGCAAACAAAGCGTGGTTGTTGCAAGGCAAACCCAACACCACCACCAGCGTCAACTTCAACAAAATCGTTGTCAAATATGCCATTTACTGTGCCACCGTTGAAAGTAGCAGCAACGCCAAAATCATCAACGCCAATAAATATGGCACGATCATCTGCGCTTTCGACCGCCACTATTTGTCATCCACCGCTGGCGCGATAGTGTCCTGCACCGGCTTTTTGACTGCTTTCGCTTCTTTAAACGGTTTAACGTATCCACGCGCGATAAGTTTTTGTGCCTCAGTATCACGCACATCGTGATCCTCACCAGCCAACATTATGCCTGTTGAACCCGCTTGGCAGTCTTTGACAACCGTAATTTTTACTAATCTATTTGACATTTTTCTTTGTGTTCCGCTTGACTAGGCTGCTGGCTGATTTCTTTGTCAGACCCACAGCGCGATCAGTAATACCAACTTTATCTTCGTAAACCTCAACGCGGCCAGTATTAACAAGATCCAGACCGATGTTGTCTGTCACCTCAACAATATCACCGACGACGTGCGCCACGCCTTTAATAACAATATTTCTTTTACATTTGATCTTCATCAAAGCCCCCTATGGGAAAGACGGGGCGACCGAAGCCGCCCCGCTTGTGATTTAGGCATCGATGTCCAAGCACGCTGCGAATGATTGCGCGTGACGTACTGCGATGTCCAGTTCCTGCATTACGCGGATACGAACCGCGCCGCTGCTTCCACCGGTGTATGGATCGATCAGGATGTCTGGTGTTGAGAAGAAGCCCATCATCAACTGTGAGAAATCACCGAAGATCATAGCTGACGCTGTGGATAATGTGCCTTTAGTCAGATCTGATGGCACGTTGTTGGTCACTGCCAAATCGTATCCATAAAGGCTGTTCCAAGGTGCATCCAGCAACATAACGCTGTCGGTTGAAGACACTTTTGCAGTTGACGCCATCAGTGATTTCACCTTTGGGTTTGTCAGATAGGCAAGTGTGTTGCCGTTGATCGCTGCGTTGTCAACTTCAACTTCTTTGACCAAGTTAACGATGTCGTCCCAAGCAATCGCGCCACCATTGGTGCCGATAGCAACTGAACCGATACCAGCAGTGTCGATGATGCCTGATGGCTCATTTGAGCCGCCACCTTCGATGGCAACGTCCTCGACCTTTTGAGCGATAGCGTTCAACAGATCGTCTCGCACGATTTGCTCAACTGATGGGTCAGACTGGATCATCAGCAGACGTGAAACGTCTGTAAATGCGCCAAGTGACTTTGGTGACATTGTGATCTGTGAGAACACAGCGTTCACCTCAGATGTTGCGCCATTCTCAGCGACGAAACCAGCAGATACGCCAGTTGCCAGCTTTGGAATAGCAACATCGCCACGCAGACCTGTCATAAAGCGTGCGCCAAGCTCATTGAAGACCAGACGTGAACGCAGTGCATCAACAAACTGATCGCCAAGACGGTCTGTGCCGACCAAGTGACCACCGGCTGTGGCTGTGCCAACAGTCAGATCACGCTTGCCGCCCCAGAATGTGTCTGGTGCATAGAAACCGCGTGCTTCACGACCAGAACGCTTTGCGATTTCTTCAGAAACCTCACGCTCCAGACCGTTCAGACCTGATCCATTTACCAGACCGCGAACGGCTTTCATAAATGAATAGGCACGCTCTTCTTTTGGTGACATATCAATTGCACCGGCTGACTGCTCAAGTGGCTTGCCTTCGCCAATAGCGTCCAGCAATGTTGCGCGGAATTGTGCAACAGTCTGCCCCGCACCGATGGCCTCATCAGCCAGATCGCGGCGGTTGTGCTTCACAGCAAGATTGATGATCTCGCTGGCATTCTTTTGGAAATCGCGCTTGGCTGCTTCGGCGGCTGCTTCGCGGATCTCATTTTGATCAATTTCTGACATTTTTGGTGTCTCCTTATCTTTGATCACTGGTTCAACATTAGCACTGCGATTAACGCCCACACCGGCATCGGCTGGTACGCTCACAATGCTTGCTTCATATGGAATCCACGAAGAGATGCCGACCGTCCCGTCAGACCTCTTATCTTCCATTTGACGTATCTGATAACCAATAGACACATTGGATCGGATACCGTCTTTGACATCATCATACACTTCTCTTGCAAGCGCACTTTTTCCAAAGCGCACAACTGCCCGCAGTCTCCGGTCAGCTTCATCAAGATAAGTGCGTTCGACAACGCCAATCTGTTTTGTCATATCGTGATCTAGCAGCAACGGTGCGTGGCCGCTGTTCATTCGTGACAAATCCACAGCTTCGCGGTTATGCCGCAAAACCTCATAACCGAATGACCGTTCAACTGGCTCTTCGGATGACAGTGACATACGCACGCGGCGGTCATCTTCATCAACCATTTCACCAGCAGCGGCGCGGAATACTAACTCGCCCCGATCAAAGCGTTCCATTTCATCATCTTCATCATAGCCGGTTGTCTCAGTGACAGGCGCGTCTGATTTGCCAAACACGATTGTCACCGTTTCATCGGTTTCTGTGATGTTTTGTATGTGTCTATCCATTGTCATATCTCCGCCATCAAGATACCTCAAAGCACTGATCTTGGTCAATGTGCTAAACTTGTGACCAACCAGCCGGTCGGTGCCTTCATAGCCTTCATCTGTGCTTTGATATATGCGGATCAACGCTGCCGGATCATCTGGCGTGCCGTTAATGGTGAAATCACTGTCAGGCACATTGATTGATCCATCACGCTCAATGCGTTCTATTTCACCGCGTGCAGTGCCGCCGGATGACCCCCACGACACAAAATCACCAACTGAAAGCGCATCTGGTGCAGCGCGTTCGCCTTCATCAATACGATCTAAAGCCATATCTTTTGCCCTTGCCCAAGTTTGTCCGGCGTCACCGCCCCACGCTGCCCAAGCAACGCGGCCTTTTGACGGGTAGCCCTCTTCACCGGCACTGAAACCTTCAGCTTGCTTGTCAACCTCGTGCCGACTAAAAAAGCTGTGCATCCGGCGCACTGTTTCCGGCGATAGTTCTTGCCGGTTTACCAACTGACGCGCACGCGCAACTGCAACGGCTGTGCCGCCCTTGTTGCCTTCTTCACGCCACTTAAAAAACTTTCTGGCTTCAGAAGCCATACCAGCAGTGGGTCGCAGATTTACCTCAACGCCTTTATATTTCGGCATCGTCTTCACGCCCCACGTCTATTGATGGTTGTGCTGGTAGTTTCTGGCCAAACGGCTGAAACGCTGTATCAATGCCATAACGGTCGGCAAGTTCGCTTTCGCGGTTGATCTGCTCAAAGATCTCTTCAGTGTCACGACCATACTGGCTGTGAACATCTTGCAAGCTGACGATGCCATTGTTCAGTGCAGTGACGCTGGCGTTGATCTCTTTAGCCGGATCAACCCAAGCAAAACCGCGTGGCCGGTATATCACTTGATCAGCGAATAGGTCATATTTGCCCATTGGCAGATTGATGCGGCCAACTGTGATGGCCATTTCTAGCCAAGCGCGGTAAATCGGGTCAATAAACTGGTCGATCATAAACTGTTGGATCATCTTGAAATGATCACGATCTTCAATGGTGCCTTGCCGGATCGATGAATAGCTGACACCTTCCAGATTGTTTGCAAGTGACACATAGCTGACGCCAAGCCCCGACGCTATGCCGCGCAGAATGGCTTTTTCAAATTCATCGAAACTTTCGGTGCCGGATGACGGGTCAAATGCTTTGAAATCCATTCCGACCGGCAACTGGGAGAACGTACCAGGGCTGGCGTCTAATATCGGTGCGTGATTGTCATAATCATCGCCGATAAAGCCATCACCTTCGGGGCTGGTAAAGAAACCCATCTTTGAAGCTGCCACCCGCGCATTCACCAGCGTGGCTTCTTCATAACCGTCCAGCATCTTGAGCCGTGACAGCACGTTTGACATCCAAGGTGCGCCGCGTGTTTGACCGGCACGCTCTTGCATATAGCAGTGAATGATTTGATCGGCTGATACGATCTTGTGATGGCGTTTTGTTTTGCTGCCATAGCCCTGATCGTGATGTGGGTGATCTTCAAATAGATAATAATTCAGCGGCTTGCCGGTGCGCTTGTCTAATTCGACACCCATCCGCACTTCATTGCCGTTGCTCAAACGCGCATCGTAACCTTCATCGAGATAATCAGCTTCCAGAAATTTCAGCGAAAAGCCAAACGGATTGCCAGCGGGATTTTTGATTTTCTGAATAAGCACTTCACCATCGCGTGCAAGCGTTTCCAGAAACAGCCGCTGTGCTTGGTTCCACGAAATGCGCCCGTCAACTGTGCAAAATCCGGTGCGACCCCACTGCTGCCACGCCTGTTCGATGATGCGGTTGCCAACACTGTCAAGCGATCCATCATCGTTGCGCTTTCGCACCTGTATGCGGATACCGTTCGCGCCGACCACGTTTGTTGTCATTATCTGCAAATAACGCTTGGCATATGGGTGATTACGGCTGATTTCGCGGCATCTGTCGCGCAGAATACGCAGTGACGGCTTGATCTCGCTATCGGCTGACCGGCTGCTGCTGATGAAATCGCTAAATAATCTGCCGGTATCTGCCCCGTGGTAAGCACGCGCCATCCTGCGTGTCTTTGGTTTTGCTTTGAAGAAATCAAAAACGCCCATTGTTAAAACCTCACTAGCACTGTTGCGCCAGTGTGATCACCTTGCGCGGCGCGTTCTCTTTGCAACTCTTTTGCATATTCTTTTCGGTAAAAATCACGCGCACTGATCAAATCTTCAAACGACATTTTTGTTAATGACCGCCCGTTGATTGAATAGCTGGCAACGTCTGCATCTGCTTTACCTTGCAAAATGCTTTCGATCTTGTCGATCATTACTTGCGCGTGACTGCGCGGGTCAACATTGTCATCCAGATCATAGTGTATATCAAGCGTGCCGGTATCTATGATGATGCGGTTGCTTGTTGACGTTTCTGTGATTTCAAGCTGCCAATGATAATGGCCTTGATCAAAAGACGCACTGTCTGTGCTGTTTATTGTGAAAAGATAATATGTGCTTGCTTCGGTTGCTGCAACTTTGATTTCGCTGCTAGTGCCGTGTGCCAGCCGCGCAACCCATTCCGCACTGTGCGTTGCA